ATATTTTAATGGTGTTAAAGACTCAATCTTACTCCTGTTGTTAACTAATTCATTAGAGTTCATTGGGTAAATTGTAAAGTTAAAACTAGCTCCCCTTTCTACTGAATCATATGTATAGAAATTAAATGGATTACCACTAAATCTATTTGAGTTCCAACTTGGTGATACCGTTTCTGATAGTCCAGTTATTGTACCCCTAAAGTTTACAGTTTCATTCGTTACTATGTTTCTAAATTTTAATGGGATAAAATCAAACTCATCAATTGATTTACCATCAACTGTTAAATCATCTTTGTGAATTCCACTCTGATTGATTACATCATCTTTATTTGTAAATCCTCTATCAGAAATTAATTGATTATTATCTTTACTAAATCTATTATCATCTTCGGGAAATGATTTTGTACCTTTCGGTGCTGGATTTATTCCATCGGTAGGTGCTATCAGGTCTTGCGTTCCATCAGGTGCAGTTCCTCTTTTTCCTATGTATCCCTTACCTACTCTTACTTCTGCTAATGATGCTTCATTACCTTTATATCTTTTTAGAATACCAAAATCACCATCAGTAGAATCTGATTCTTTTACTAAATCCTCAGTTTGCTTTGTATAAGTTCCAGTATCGGTTGGATTATAAAATGTTCTTTGAAATGAATCAGCATCATTTGTTCCCATTCCTGCAGGTGAACCAAATAAAGCTCCCCTTATCTTACTTTTTGCTTCATCTAATACTTTACCAGCTGCTTGTTGAGCTGCTGTTTTTGGGTTTCCTGTGGGTAATCCTCCTTTTAACAATCCACTACCACCCAAATCACCTTTTAAATCAGAAAGTGCTTTAGGATATCCTAATTGTATATCAGTAATTGATTTAAGTTCTTCTAAAATGGATGATGGATTGGTATCACCTGGTGGTTTACCAACAATCTTCGATAAATTTTGTCCTACTTTAGAATTTTTAAATTTATTGAACTTACCTTTTACTTTTTTAGCAAACTTAGATTTTCCTACTTTTTTTAATCCTTTTTGAATAGCACCATCCGTTGCATCAGTACCACCATCAGCTCCCACATTACGAAGTTCAATCATCTTATCTTTCATCTTCGTACTTCGATTAGCTATTCTAAAAGTATCTGTTCCGTAAATAAGTGGATTGTTTATTTCTACGGCAGATTTGATTCGGATACCAGTAACTTCTTGTTCTACTTTAGTTAATCTATCTGATTTAACTTGTTTATCTAAACCTGCTCCCCTAAATAATTCTAATATCGTTGGCATATTATGTAGCTACTCCAAATTTATTTTCTGTACTTCGTTGTACCACTTTTGATACTCCATCTGCAACTTTTCTACCATCCATATTGACTTGGACTTGTAAATTTTTAATTTCGTTTCCTAATTGTTGTATAGCTGCCACTACTGCATCACTACCCATTCCACCCATCTTATCTAATGGAATGACTGCCTCAGGTCCTGCCTCTCCTATGATTGCGTTAGTAGGTGAGTTTACAACACCACCTTTCGCCATAGCTACAGGTTCTTCATCATCTCCTCCCCCAAGACCAAAGAAAGAACCAATTGAAGATACTAATCTAACAATTGGTGCAATAAAAGTATCGTACATAAATACTACCGAGTCTACCAAGAATCCAATAATACTTCCAAGTATAGTAAATACGAATCCAAGAGTTTCTCCTATTGCAGTAAATACAGGTCCAATTTTTTGTTCTAATTGTGTGTACATATCATTCATTTTAGTAAAAAATGGGTCTAATTTTGAGAACATTCCTGAAAATGCATCTACAATAGGGTCAACTACTTTTTGCATTAATCTGAATATTAATAAAACTGGCTTAAATGCTAATCCTAATAATTTTCCGATTAGTTGAATCGCAGGTAATAATATTTTACCTATGCTTATTAATGGTACAATCAACATCTCTCCTAATGGTGCTAATGCTGCCATTAATGTACTTCCTATAGCACCAAATGTATTTTTTAATGAATCCATTTTTGATTGCATTTCTTCTTGAGCTCTTACTGTTGCTGTCTGAGATGCTAAATCTTCTTTTGATATATTAGATAAATCTTTTCCTTGAGCTAATAATTGTTCAGCTGCTTTCATACCTGCTGAATCTAATTTACCAAATTGTTTTCTAATATTTAATTGTTTCTTTAATTCAGCTACAGGCATTCCACTTGCTTTAGCAATAGAATCTAATTGGAATTTGTTTAGGTTATTTAAATCAACTGTTGATTCTAATGAATCTAAAACAGATTGTTGAGCTCCTAATATATCACCTGTTGCTGCTAACTCTCTTGCTTTGTTAAAGTTAATAGATTGTCCTAACATAGCAGATGCTTCTAATTCAGCATTTATACTACTTTCGAAATCCATTAAGTTATCTGCTACTTCAGATGCTTGTTTGATTGAAGTACCCAATGCTGCTGCTTTTACCGCTGCTTTTGAAAGTTCTTGAACCGAACCTCCGAAATAGTTATTAGCTGCTTCTGCACTCTCAGCAATATCTCTTAGTACTCTATCAGGTGCTACTCCAGCTAAGTTTGCTGCCTGTGTTACTTGAGCTACTTGAAATTGAGCAGCTTCAGCTGATAATCCAGCCATATCTTGAAATAGTTGGTTTACACCTGCTTGTGTTTTAGCTGATACACCAAAGTTCTTTTCTATAGCGGTAACATTACCTAATACTTCTTGTGATGGCACCATCAATCCTTCGAATTGATTTGTGAAATCTGCAGCTGCTTTAGCTACATCTTCCATAGATACACCTAACTGAGCGTTACTCATAGCAACACTCTGAATAGTAGTATCTAAACCTTGCATTTGAGAATTAGTTAATCCAGTTTCATCTCTAAATGCTTTAGCAGCTGCATCCATTTTTGCGAAACCAGCTACTGCTAATCCTACTACGGCTGCTATACCAACAATTAATAAAGTGACTGGGTTAACTAATGAAATAAAAGCTTTTGCAGTACTACCAGCAGCTGCTGTTAGTGATTGCATACCACCCATCCCACTTCTTAAATTTTTTGCAAACGATGTTACAAATACTTCTCCAGCTGCACTTATACTACCTTTTAAAGATTCTACAGGACCGGATGCTAAACTTTTAAATAATCCACCAACGACAGGAATACTATCTAAATTATCTAAGATACCATCCAAACTACCATTCATAGTTTCTGTTAAGTCTTTTGCAGCTGCATCAACTTGGTTTATAGCATTTAATTTATCATTTTCAGCTTTTAAGCCATCAATAGCTAAATCTAATTCTGCTTTTTTAGCTCCTCTAAGTTTTTGATTTATACCAAAATATCTTTGGTCTACTGTAGCTCTTTGGTCTTGTAAGTCTAAAACACCTTGCATCAAATCTTCCTGAGATTCAATATCTTTAAGAATACTTTTTATTGCTTTGTTTTGTTTATCTAAAGCACTATTTGCTTTACCAGATTTATCTGCATTAGCATCTATAAGTTTACCCAATCCTGTTAGTAAAGATTGACTAACCTTTAGAGATTCTTCGTATTCTTTTTGTATTCTAGCTCTTTTATCGTCCATTTATTATCTCGGATTTTTCATTCCAGCATAAACTAATAACTCATCGGGTATTTTTAAACCTTTTGCTTGAGCGTTTTTTATAGATTTTCTCAGTTTATCAGAAGATTTATCTACTGCATCTACTGCCTTTTTAAAATCAGTATCTTTGGATAGTTTATTTTTTAGTCTTTTAGCAAATAATCTTGCTATAAAACCTTCCGTTTGAAAAAAATCTTTACTTCGTAAGTATTTAACTTCTTCTTTAGTTAATTTCATATTTTCTCCTTTGTGGATGTAATTGTACAACTATAAATATAAGGTAAAAAAAAAGTGAGGAATTATTTCCTCACTCTTACGTTTGGTTTTCTGACATTTGATGATGTTTTCTTCATAGCTTTGTCCTGTTGTTCTTTTTCTTGCTTTTTAATATCAGCTAACTTTTTGTAATGGAAGTTTCTGATATGAACAGGCATTTCATATACATCTTTAAATGTATAACCATTTCCGAAATAACACATCTCAAAGATTTGATTGTGTAGTAAAGAGGAGTAATTACTCGCCAGGCCAAAAAAACCCAACCCCCATAGGGATAGGTTTTACCTCCTTTACTCCAGTCTGAGGGTTAGTCCACTCAAACTCCATATTCATGTCCGGCTGAAGTTCCTTCAAATATGCTCTAAATGCTCGAGTATCTCTTGCTAAAAATTTGTTATTTACGAAATCTACGATTGATTTTGTATCTTCCTTACCATCTACCGATTTAATCATATATCTGTATCTGGTTGTAAGTTCTTGCGATGCTCCTCCTTTATTCAATCTACTCATTGCTTTTACATCTAAATCAATCTTCTTTTCATCTCCATGTGTAAGAAGTTTGAATACAATAACATTTTTACCTGTAGGAGTTACAAACTCATATTCGTTATTTCTTTTAAGTTTTTTAGGGTCAACCTCATTTGTTTGAACCTTTGATAAATCAACTACTACTTCTTCGGTTTCACCATCTTCACCAGCAATACCCACTTTATACTCAGGTCCATAACCTAAGATACGAGTTGCTAATACAATAGCGTTTTTATCACCCAATAATATATCATCTATATTAATTGATTTATCTGCGATGATAGATTCGAATAACATATCCAAAACTACACCTTTTTTAATTAGGTTTTGAGAAGCTAAGATTTCTTCTTCTTTAGCTGTCATATACTTAATTTCAATCTCACCTTTTGCTAAGGGATGATTTTCAGCATATCCTAAACCTTTCGATGGAAGTGAAATTACTTCCGTTGGAAAGTCATATTTTTTATTTTCTGCCATAATTAACCTTTATTTGTTTGTATATAAATATATAACTTTTAAAAAGTTGGCAAAAAAAAAGTTCTCACTAAGAGAACTTTCTTTCTTCAGTATATATTTTAGTATTAGAATTCTAAGATAGCGTAATCATAAGATAACGTCAATGTGATTTCAGCTGGGTCATTAGAAGCCCAATCTAAATCATTAAATGCAGCTGATGTGATAAATGCACCTTTTAGTGTCCATTGTTCAATCTTATCACCTACAGGCCCTAACATAAAGAAGTTTACATCTTTCTTATAGAAATCTGCGTATCCATCTCTACCAGTTAGTGATTCATGTGAAGTTCTTACCCACTCCATCACTTGTTGTGCTCCAGAAGGAACAATCGGGTCATATAGAGTAATCTCTACATCTTGCCACTCACCTTTTCCTTTTAACTTTCTCTTAACGTTAATATGGTCTAACGTTACAGGTTCGAAAGATATTGTAGGTCTGTTGGCTGTTTTTATTAAATATGAATCTATACCATCAATGTTCATAATGAACCTATTTTTCATCTTCGGTTCGAAGTTGGTATAAAACATTTCGTTGAATTCTAATACTTCTGCCATTTTATTTTATCTCCTATTACTATTATAAATATATAGTTTTTATTTTTTCATTATGCTGAGAACGAAGCCCCTGTCGGTAGAATGTTGAAATCAATTACAATGAATTCAGCTGTCTTAGTAGGTTGTAAGAATATTTGACCTGCTAAGATGTTTCTATCGATTACATCAGGAGTGTTGTTTGTTTCATCCATCACCACTTTGAATGCGTATAACCCTTGTCTTTGTTGTACACCTTCTAAATAAGGTTGTACTGTGTTTATAAATCTATTTCTAGTCTGTGCTGTATTTTGTTCGAATACTAAGTATCTCGATGTACTTGCTACAAACTTTTTAACTTTAATCAACAATCTTCTAACATTAATTCTATCTAAAGCAGATGCCTTATCTTGCAATGTCTTTTGTCCAAATGCTACAATACCTTCGCCAGGGAATGCTGCGATTGGGTTTACTTTGTTTTCATAAAGTGTATCTCTTTCAGCGTGTGTCAATCTGTTTAATACTGAAACTGCTCCTACGATTCCACCTCTATTTAATCCAGCAGGTGCGAACCACTCAGCTGCTACTCTATCGTTAGCTGCGTAAATACCTGGCATCAATACTGATGGTGGTACTGCGGTTAGTTTGTTAGTATTAATATCGATTGTTTTAACCCAAGGATAGTAAACTCCAACATAGTTTGAATCTACTGCATCTGCCTGAGTTGTTGCTTGTGCTATTGTATCGTTTACTGAAGTTGCATCTCCAATAAAGAATGCATCTTGTCTATCCTCTACCATATCAACAATTTTATCGAACACATACGAGTGTAATCTTCTAATCACACCAGGTGCTGATACTAAGTTGATATCGAAATCATCAGGATTTGATACTGCGTTGATTGCTTTTACATATGCTACCGAACCACTAGCAGTAGAAGATGATAGGTTAAATCCTTGCGAGTTACCTGCTGAGATGTTTGAACCTAATTGTTTTCTTACTGTTGGTGATACTCCATCAAATCCACTTTGGAAGAATACACTAAATTGTCTCTTAGCTATATCAGTTGCGTTTGAACCAGTCATTTCATAAGAAAGATTTGAATCAAATGCGAATACTGAGTTAGAACCTGTACCAGCATTATTAGGTACTGGTGCTAAGTAGTTAGAGTTATCAATCTTAGTAGTTGTAGTTTCCACATCTAAACCAGCAAAGTTTACTTTATTAGATGAAGTGTTTGAATCAGAAGTTGTTCTGAAAGTTGCTGGAGGAACTAATCTTTCCTCTGGCGATAATGCTGAAACAACTGCGATTGGGTTAGTGTACTCACCATGTCCAAATGGAGCTGCTGTGATTGGGAATGAACCTTCTTCAACACATTCTACATAGATGTGTGCTGAATTGTTCACATAATCACCAGTTTCAGTTTGTTTACCATTTGAATCGATAGTTACAACTCTATCACCGATTACTTTCTTAATGTAATTTGGTGAAGCTGGGTCTAAGTTAACATTGTTGAATGTTTCTAATACATTCTTTCTTTTATCTGTATCACTAAATTTTCTAACTGCTACTGAGAATGTTGCGTAATCTGTAGCTGCTGAACTTCCTGCGGCTTTAACATTAAAGATTGAAATCTTATACTCTTGGTTCGTATCAGTACCATGAGCTAAAGTATGGAATCTAAATAAGTTATGTCTTTCGCCTGAAATAAGTTGTGATTTAACATATGGTGTAGTTGCTCTACTTGTATCGAATGCGAAGTCCTGGTCTGCTAAAGATACTAGCTCAACAGATGAACCACTATCTATAAAGAATCCAGTAGAATCAGTAGCTGCTTTTTCAAAGTAGTTGTAAACATATGCGTTTTTACTACCAAGCGGTGAATCACCAAATACATCTGAGATATCACTACCTGATGATGGAATTACTGATGCTGATACTGCAGTTCCTAATTCAGAACCACTTATGTTAAACGTAGAAGAAGATACTTGACAACTAATTGAGTTTGTAGCTGATGGGAATCCAGTTGATTCAGTTCCATTCTCAGTTGCAAATAAAGAACCTAACAATTGTCTACCTCCAGCACTACCTGAAGTTGCTAATGTTCCAGCTGCTACAACACCGATTGGGTCAACGTGAGTATATCCTCCAACGTGTCCAACTCTAACGATAGTTACAGTTCCTGCTTCTCTTAAATAATTTTGAACGGTATATCCTGTATAGTATGTTCCATCAGGTGTACCGAATATTTCTTCAAATTCTGATTGGGTATTTACGATTGTTGGTACAAATGCTGGTCCTTTCTTAAAAGGTCCAATCACTGCAGCTCCGATTTCTCCTATTCCTTGTGAAATAAAGGATAAATCGTTCTCTCTTGTAAATACACCAGGTGATACGATTTTTTCTGCCATTTTTTATTCTCCTTTAGTGATAATGTAATATTATACACATATAAGTATTAAATTCTTTTTCAAAAACTTATTTTT